TCTTTATCAAAAGACGCGTACTTGCTTCCGGGTTCTAGTTTTTTTTGCGCAGCCATCGCTAAACTCCTTAATTATCTTCGCTATGTTTAAAGCTCTTTTATATCCATTACGAAGAGAATTGGACTTATTGCCATTCTTTATAAACCACTTGATATTATCTATATCAGATCCTTCGGGCATATTATAGTTACGAGTGAGGTCTTCAAATATAGTTCTTAAGAACAGAGATTGTGCTAACGTTATCTCAGTGCCCGAACATTTTTCTAGTTCTGTATTCATTTATTGTATCTTTCAGTAGTTTAGTCCAATTATCACGATGTTCTACGAACACCAAAGGTTTTTCATGATCGACGTCCATGACGATCACGACGTTTGGAATTGACATTCCAGTTCGTTCTTCCCACATTATAGAATACGCAGCGCCTTGAGCAAAGTAACTGTGTATCTTGTCTTTTTTCTTTATTCTCTTTGAAGTCTTAAAATCTATTATTGATGGTACACCGTTATATTCTGCGATACAATCGCATCTACCAGCGACTCCTAAGTGGCTACTATATAGTGGAAGTTCCAAACCATATATAGTTCCAACTTTATCTAGTGCTGGTTTAAGATTTTCAAGACTTTGTCTGATATGAGGTAAGAAGTCAGAAGTATCTTCGTTTCTTAAATACTTTTCTACAATTGCATGTACTTTTGTACCACGCCTAGAAGCTTTACCGCTTACTATCTCGGCTTGTTCTTCACCAACTCTTTCACGCCAAGCTCTTATGGCGTCTTCACTGAGTATACTTAAAACAGTCGTGATGCTAGGATACTGCACACCATCAGGAGTAGAATAAGTTCTTCCAGATTTGGCAGTGATGCAATCCAAATCTTTATATCCGATATCAATTGTTTCATGGTTAAATTTTTTGTTTTTTAGTTTCTTTTTTTCCATAATTATATTTAAATATGTCCTTCACTTGCTCTGTATCAATACAGTATATTGCCTCTGGCGTATATTTAAAATTATAAGACGCAGCTGCTTGTTGATATATCTTCATGTGCATTACACTAACGTACTCTTTACATTCTTGTAGATTTTCAAAAGATGGACTTTTAAATACATACATAGGTCTTTCGACAGCCGCACCAGTCATTAAGAACGATACTATTAAAAAGAATTTCATTTGTTTATACCTTTATAGTGTTACCTCTACCTGATGCACTTTTTATTCTTTTCAAATTGTCTTTCCATCCATTATCTGTTTTTGATAGAAGACTACCATGATGTGATATTACGCCTGGGAACTTTAAAACTTTTATACAATTATGCTTCTTAAGATAATCTTGTAATTCATCTGCACTACATTCAATATCGTACTCGTCTCCTTCTTCCAAAGGTTTAACTGTATACTTAGGCACCTTTATATCCTTCCCACCAGTCAGGAGCTGGTCTTTTCCATTCCCATTTGGCAAAGTCTTTAGCGTAGTGATAGTAATTACGATACGCCTGAACTGCGTCACCTGGGACTTTACACTCCGGATAATGATTCATAGCTTGAGCAAACTCAGTCAGTCCAACATGCGGAATGTTTTCCGGAGGAGCCGCAAGAATAACACCGAGCTTTTCAAAAGTCACGTGTTTTTTATTCCTACGATACTCAAACTCTTTAGCCATAGAAGCAAAGTGACCGTAATGCCAGTCATAGTTTTGTTTGCTAGCCATGGTCCATGTTGTACAAGGATGATGCTTGTGGACTGCTAAATAATATAGATTATCACGGATGTCGCCGAAAGAGTAGTAAGTTTGTATAGTCTTTCCAGACCGAGACTTACGTTTCTCTGGCTTACCGTCAAGTAGCCTGTGTGCAGTGCTGAGCATTTGAGCAGATTCCACAATCATCTTAGGAATATGCCGATCGCAAAGCATTTGAGCTGCTTTAACGGGATTCTTATCTAGTATAAAAATATTCATGTATCACCTTTAAATAATAATATTATAACATAATTTAGTTCGCTTGTAAATATTTATATTTGTCTTTAAGTCGAAATGTATACCTCCGGCACTTTTGTTAACTTGATTTGTTTTTTTATAAAGTTTCTTTTCTTTAAAACTCTATTCATTCGATTTATCCTACCTTTCTTTTTTAACTTTGAAGCGTGTATGTCTAAATCTCTAACAAGTTTTTCTAGTACCATGTTTCTGCCTTTCTACGATAGTAGAGTTAGTCTCGCAGTAAACCTGGGAAAGCCTCCTCTACTACAGGTCTGGTTAGACCTTTAATGTTTTGTTTGTTAATCATTGAAATAACAAGCTTTGCGTCTTCTGGATGTACACCTTCTAAGATTCCTATGAATATCTGCTCTCTCTTATATTTTTGCATCTTGTCACCAGCACCGCCTTTTACAAAGTATTTAAACTTTGTATTTTCTCTAAGAAGATTAGCAGGGTGGTGGTGAGCTGGAGATGCAGTATATGGGGGAGAGCCAGTTGGTAAGTTCCAAATTACTGTAGAATCCATTGAGCCTCTTATTACATCCTTAAGTGCCCAACTTTCGTTCTGTTTAAGTAACTTGACTTTTTCATCTCTTGATCGAGCCTTAGTTACTTCTTCAAGAACCTCGTAAACATACTGTTTCATGAAATAAACTCCTGTACACTTTCAATCAAATTATTGCAACGTTTAGCGACTAAGTAATTAAATGTCTTAAACTTATTACTCCAAACGTCTTGTTTTATATAACTATTTATAATTTCTTTTCTTAGATCTTCTGGAGTTTCAGTAAGATCAATTAACTTTTTATTTCTACAATAGTTACGATACCAAGAAGCTGCATATAATAATTCGCCTTCATCAAGATCCTGTATAATATTATCTATCTTCTTTTTAGACATAGGAGTTTGCCTAAAGCCTTCGACAAAAGTATTATCATCAGACAAGATATTTGGTACACCATCGCCTTTGTCACCTTTAATAATATGAGTTTGTAAATACAATCTAGGATTCTTTTCTACTAACTCTTTTTTAAGAAGAGGCGAGTACTGTCTTACAAACTTGTACTTTTGTAATTGCAAGAAATCTCTGTCAGAAGATACTATCATGATCTTTTCATGATTGTAATCTCTGTTTGGATCTGGATTCATAGTAACTATTGTACCTATAATATCATCGGCCTCGCAACCATCTATATGAATAACCTTATATGGAAAGTTTTCTTTTATTTCGTCTTTTACCATATGAAGTATTCTAAATGCCTCGCCCCAATCAAAAGAAGACTTATCTCTATCTTTTTTTCTGCCAGCTTTGTACTGTGGAAAAGCTTTTCTGCGCCAGTTATTTGCGCCGTCAACAGCTATTACAAGTTCGCCGTAATCATCTTTGAATTTAGTACGATACATTCTTAATGAGTTAAGTATCATATGTCTTATCATACCTTCATCAAAAGTTTTATTAATAATAATACTCGCTAAAGCGATGCCACTATAATCAACTATAATCATGAGTATTCACTCCATGTTGGATCTGGATATCTAGATTCACGTCTTCTCCAAATATATACATCCCATAGTGTAGCATTTTTCATACCACCTCGAGGATTACCGCCGTAGACAAAACCTTTGATTGGCTTTCTACCTTTTCTTTCAAGTCTAAATTTATCTCTAGTACTTGAATTTACGTTTCTAACAATAGCTTTGACCATTTCATATTCTTGCATGTCATTTGAATTACAAGGATTAAACCTTCCAACCCACGCCTTGCTGCGTCTAGTCGCAACTTTTTCTGTATTGATATGATCGAACCTTCCTACAAATATACCCATAATAACTCCTTAATGTTTTATTTGATAGATATATTCTATCATACTTTTTTGCATTTGTAAACGTTTTTTCACTTAACCTGTTAAGTGTTTTGCGTGTATCCTGCAGCCTATGAAGTTATTAAAGTAATCGTCTCTGAATAAAACGTTGTTTTCAAACTGAAGTTTTGCTTCATAATAAGACATTTCTCCTTTGGTCTTACAAAGTTTTAATATCTCTCTTTTAAATTTGTCTTGGCCGTTTTTTTCCACAAGGTTGCGTACTTCATTCGACGACCCGTAATATTCTTTCCAGTTTGATTCGACACGCGTGCGTACGCGTCTCTTACGTGTTTTAGTGATGGGGAGAGTTTTAGGTTTCCAGAAGTTTTTCTTTCCAATATACTTTTTGTTGGAACTAACTTCGGTAAGTTGATATACGAATCCTTGAAACTCTTCTGGTGTTGATTCAAATACAGTGTCATTATAATACCACATGCATTTATTTATTCTTTTTTATGAACAGCGCCTTTTAAAACAAGAGGACTGCTTGCTTCAAATATTGGAGTTCCTATTCCAATTGGCAAAGGTTTTGTCGGTTCAAATTTTGGAAGTAAAGGTAACAATACTAAAAAATGTATAAAGTAATATGCAGTTGCAATCCTACTAAGTGTTACGTATATTCCTTCAGCTGGCATAGCACCGAGATATCCTAGTGCGATACAGTCTACAAACAGTATCCAAAAGAATATTTTGTATAAAGGTCTAAATTGTGAAGATCTAATAGGCTGTCTGTCTAACCATGGAAGAATAAACAGAACCATTATTGCTCCAAACATTAATAGTACGCCACCTAACTTATCAGGAACTGCTCTTAGTATGGCATAAAACGGTAAGAAATACCATTCAGGCACGATGTGAGCTGGTGTTACCATTGGATTAGCCGGAATGTAATTATCTGGATGTCCCATAAAGTTTGGAAAGAAGAAAACTGCTGCAGCAAAAAAAG